AGCAAGACCAATGATTCCAATAGAAGAGGTCCAAAGACCCATAACAGGTACAAACAGCATAAAGAAATGAAGCCACCGCTTGTTACTAAAAGCAATTCCAAATATCTGGGACCAGAAACGGTTAGCAGTAACCATCGAATAGGTCTCTTCTTCTTGAGTGCTGTCAAAAGCTTTGAAAGTGTTTGCTTGCTCACCGTCTTCATACAAAGTGTTCTCTACTGTAACACCATGAATCGCAGAAAGCAACGCACCACCCAGAATACCTGCAACACCCATCATGTGAAAGGGGTTGAGTGTCCAGTTATGAAATCCTTGTAGAAACAATAGGAAGCGAAAGATTGCCGCCACGCCAAAGCTCGGCGCAAAGAACCAACTGGATTGTCCAAGAGGGTAGATGAGAA